TTAATCCTCAACTTTTAAATCTATATGGTGTTTTAATGTCAATTAATGATTTATTATATTGGATTGTCCCCGACCAAATGGTTATGTCAGCGGCGGGAAGTGGAGAAGGAGTACAAGGGTCTGAAGAAGTTGACGACACTACTGACCCTCCAACGATTAGGGCTAAGGGTTTATTCTTCCCTGTATTGATACATGAACTTATTAAAGGTGTGTATGAAGTATTAGGGACCGCGGGATTACCTGACGACCCTAAGGCCGCTGAAATGGTTATGGGTCAAACTGATACATTACCTTATGAGGTATGGGATTTGAGATTGGGTCCGGTTATATGGAACAAATTTAAAGCGTCTTACCCTGAAAAGTTATTTGATGACGATATGAGGGAAATTCAGAACTACCTATTTTCTCGTTTCTCTGCGTTATCTACAGATGAATTTTTTGAAGTTGCAAGAATGATATTGTCAGGTTCAGATGAAGGTAAACAATTAGTAGATAAAATGGTTAGTGAAATCATTTCAGAGTTAAAACAACAGGAATATGATGATGCAATGTCACAATACCGTGATGATGATGACGATATGGACTTAGATGACCTATTAGGTGATTTAGGTATTTCTTTAACATAAAACTTTATTAAAATGTCTATATGGCGTTAACAAAAGAAAAAGTATTATTAGAGTATGCGAGGTGTGTAAAAGACACCTCGTATGCGTTAAAGACATATCTACAGACATATGATAATACACAGTCAAAATATGTGCCGTTACAGTTATTTCCTGACCAAGAACATCTAATAAATGATTACGATACTCACGAAGAAAATATCGCTCTTAAGTATAGACAGGCAGGTGTATCAACAGTAACATCCGCATGGATATCAAAAAAATTAGTTACTGCTTCAAAAACAAAACCTGAAAAAATTCTTATTATTGCCAACAAACTTGACACCTCAGTTGAGATGGCGGGTAAGATACGAGCTTTTATCGACCAATGGCCGAGCTGGTTTGGTATCAGCTTCTCCAATGAGAAAAATTCACAGAGACATTACAAACTAAATAACGGTTGTGAGGTAAAATCAGTCGCGACATCTAAAGACGCCCTTCGTGGATATACACCAACAATTCTCGTATTTGATGAGGCGGCTTTTATTGAGGCGGACAATGATTTCTGGTCCGCATGTATGGCCTCACTTTCTACAGGTGGTAAAGTAATTGTAATATCCACACCTAACGGTTTTGACCCCATATATTATTCTATCTATGACCAGTGTTTAAGAGGAATGAACGATTTTAAAATTACAGAAATGTATTGGTATCGTGACCCTCGTTACGCGAAAGATTTAAAACTAATTAAATGTAATGATATTGTTCATTACATGTTGAATAGGGAAGACTACAACGATGATGAAATAATTCTTGATTATTCACACATAAACCCCATGGAAAGGGATTTTGAGGAAATTAAAACCCATTTCTTAGATGGTTATAAACCTTATTCTACATGGTTTGAGGGAATGTCTAAAAAACTTAAGTTTGATAGACGTAAGATTGCTCAGGAATTGGAGTGTAATTTCTTAGGTTCAGGTGATAATGTTATCCCATCAGACACTGTAGAAAAGATAAAAGAAAATTTTATTCGTGACCCTGAAAACAAATTTATGGGAGGTGCATTATGGCAATGGAAAGAACCAGTTGTTGGACACAAATATATTATGGGTATTGATGTTTCTCGTGGGGATAGTGAAGACTTCACAACATTCTGTATTATAGATTTTGATGAAAGAGAACAGGTGTTAGAATATCTGGGTAAGATACCTCCCGATGTAGCCGCTGAAGTGGCATATAAATGGGCTACAATGTATTCTGCGTTTATTGTAATTGATATTACAGGTGGTATGGGTGTGTCTACAGCACGTAAGCTTCAGGAGATGAATTATAAGGACTTATATGTTGAGGGAACTAACACCGCTGACAAATGGAAGTATAACCCAAAAACTATAGAAAAAATACCAGGTTTAAATTTTAATTCAAAAAGAGTTCAGATTGTGGCATCTTTTGAGGAGGCGTTGAGACATAATTTCGTTGTACGTTCTTCTCGTTTAATGAATGAATTAAACACATTTGTATATGTGAACGGTAGACCTGACCACATAAAAGGACAACACGATGACCTTATAATGGCAATGGCTATGGCAATATATGTAGGGGAAAACTCGTTCACGCAACTTGAAAAAGTGACTGAACAAACAAAGGCAATGATGGAAAGTTGGATGGTTAACGAGACTCCGGTTAAGAACAGTTCAAAAGAGTTTAATCCGGGCTTACCTATGATGCCGAATAATGTAAACGACCACAGAAGACCCAATGGTTTCACACAAAAAGATTATCAAGATTATGGGTGGTTATTCGGTGGAGGAAGAAGATAAACTTTAATTAATTCAAGTAAAGTTTATATTTATCTAAAAAAACGATGGCTGACAATACTAATTATACAATATGGCAACGATTAACAAAGGTATTTGGTCCTGATTCTACTTTAGACCAACAAGCACCTGTTTATCAGTTTGACAAAAAACAGATTTTAAAAACTCCCGATAAAAAAGAATACGAGAGGGAAAAATTACAAGCACAACAAACTTTATATCTAGGGCAACAATGGCAAAAGATAGAAAATAACCTTTATACTCAAGCCGTTTATTATGAACCAACAAGATTAGCATCGTTTTATGATTACGAAAGTATGGAGTACACTCCTGAAATTTCGGCGGCTTTAGATATATACTCTGAAGAGAGTACTACACCAGATGAGGACGGATATATCCTTCAAATATATTCTGAGAGTAAAAGAATAAAATCTGTCTTAGGTGACTTATTTAACAATAGACTTGATATAAACGTAAATTTACCTATGTGGACACGTAATACATGTAAGTATGGTGATAATTTTGTTTATCTTAAACTCAGTCCCGAAAAAGGTGTTATGGGTGCACAACAATTACCTAATATTGAGATTACGCGTCAGGAAAGAGGTATGAAAATTAAACCTGAAAGAAATAGTACTGACACTGATAATGATTCCTTAAAGTTCTTATGGCAAAATAAAGATATTGAATTTAACACATGGGAAGTAGCTCACTTCAGATTGTTAGGTGATGATAGAAAATTACCTTATGGTACATCTATGTTAGAAAAAGGTAGACGTATTTGGAAACAATTAATTTTATCGGAGGATGCGATGTTAATATACAGAACATCAAGAGCCCCCGAAAGACGTGTATTTAAAGTATTTGTTGGTAATATGGATGATAAAGACGTTGAGCCATACGTAAACAGAGTCGCTAATAAGTTTAAAAGAGACCAAGTAGTAGATTCTCAGAATGGTAATGTTGATTTACGTTACAATCAAATGGCCGTTGACCAAGATTACTTTATACCTGTTCGCGACCCTAACGCACCAAACCCAATTGACACCCTACCAGGGGCTCAGAATTTGTCAGAAATAGCTGATATTGAATATATTCAGAAAAAACTTTTAACTTCTTTAAGAGTACCAAAAGCATTCTTAGGTTTTGAAGAAGTTGTAGGTGACGGTAAAAATCTATCTTTACAAGATATTCGTTTTGCACGTACCATTAATAGGATACAAAAATCTATGATACAGGAGTTGAATAAAATCGCAATTATTCACTTATATCTATTAGGTTTTGAGGATGAATTAGGTAACTTTACATTAGGATTAACTAACCCATCAACACAAGCCGACTTACTTAAGGTTGAACAATGGCAACAAAAGATTCAACTTTATAGAGATGCGGTTACTGACCCTGGTAACGGTATATTACCTGTATCGTCGTCTTGGGCTAAGAAACATATTCTTGGATTTAGTGACGAGGAAATTAAACTTGATTTACAACAACAAAGAATAGAAAGGGCAGTTGCATCTGAACTTGAAAAGACACCTGAAGTTATCGGTAAAACAGGTATATTCGCGAACATTGATAAGTTATATGGTAACAAACCTGGTGAGGGTGGTGATGCCGAAGGTGGTGAAACTACAGATACTGGAATGGGTGACTTAGGAGGTGCTCCACCATCAGGTGGGGGAGGTTTAGACTTTGGTGGTGATTTAGGTGGTGGTGATTTAGGTGGTGGTGATTTAGGTGGTGATGATTTAGGTGGTGGAGATGAAGGAGGTGGAGAAGCACCAGAAGAGGTACCAGTAGAAAGATTTGTAAGAAATAAAGATTTAGATTTATTAGTTGAGGACGACCTAATTAACGGAAAAAGTATTTTGGATTTATCAAAAGGTAGACATTCACTAGGTGAAATTGAGGATAAATTGAACGCATTACTAAAAGATTGATATTTATTAAAAAAATAATGTTATGAGTTCATTCGGAATAATAAAAACTAAAATAGAAAGATTGTTAGAAAGTAGTTACGGTAAACCGTCCTTCAAAGATAATCTTAAAGGGTTTGCGTCCCACGTAATAAAGAATAAATCAATATCTGAGGCGTATTACCTTTATGATGAATTATCATCTGAAAAAGGTTTAAATGAAAGTATTGTTGATGATTACATTACAGAATCTTTTGACCACTTAAAGACTATTATAGACAATAATAAGAAAAAAATAGAAGAATTAAGTGAGTGGATAAATGACCTACTTAAAGAGGATGTTGACAACAACTACGAAGATATTGACAAACAAATTTATACTAAAAACGTAGTTAAAGAATTGGAGTCCTTGTTGGAGTCAAAACAGAGAATTAAAAGAACTTTATTATCAAAAAAAGTTACCGAGGAAAAGAGAAATATAAATTTACCAATATCTTCTATGATGTCAATCGCCAACAAAACACTTAATAAAGAAATAGAGACGTTAAGTGAAGAAGAAAAAAAAGAACTTAATTTCTACACCTCATTAAAAGGTAAAAACTTAACTGAAGAGATAGAAAAAACTAAAAAACAAATTTTAGAAAAGTTACAGGTAAACCTAAATGAGTCTACCGATACAGAATTAAAAGACAAAATTCAGAAAACAATAAACAAAATCAATGAGTCTAAACAAACATTAACCTCATTGTATAAATTAAAACAATTAGAAAAAGGATTATGACTACAATTAAAGATTTCGTATTAAGAATTTACAACCTATGTAAAGATTGGGTTGTCGCTAACGGTATTGAAGGTATCGTTGGATTACTCTTAGGTTTATTCCTGTGGACTACAGGTCAGAAAATTTTCGCGGGTGTTGCCTTCGGTGTTTTCTTTACCAGAAACTGGGACCTTTTAAAAGGGTGGGTTTTAAGTAAACTAAAGTGAAAAAATTTTTCATGTCCTTAATGGGTGATGTGGATGGTCAAAAATCATCTAAAAGATTTATTACCATCTTAGCATTTTTTATGATGTGTATCGCCTTCCTTGCAAATATCTTTATGGATATACCTCTACAACAATTTGTTTGGGATGGTATGATGTATATAGTAGGTGCGGGATTAGGATTTACAACAATTGAAAAGTTCTCCCGAAATAGGGGGTCAGAAGAATAAAAAAAAGGGACTCATTCAGAGTCCCTTTTTTTATTTACATAAATTGCTTTCTTTTTTTCTTCTCTTCGTATTACAGAATCTTTAGTATATTCTTGATTATCTCTAATCTTTTGCATTTGTTTAGTCCTATGAGCTTTGTACTTATACTCTTTAAGAGCCCTTTCTATATTACCTTTTTTAACTTTTACTATTAGCATTATATATAAATATGACTTTTTTTGACATAAGACTAATAATATACTATATTTTACTTAAATAAATAAACTTTAAGTAAAGATGGGATTATATGAAAAAGGGAAAAACGGCACAAATAAAATTATTTAGTGACGCAAAATGTTATTACGGAACTGTAGATGCAAAAAATTTAAAAACAGTATATGTAGTGTTACAATCGTGGGTAGAACCCATAAAAGAATTTGAAAATTGGGATAGAGCCACTGGTATATTAGAAAGGAATATCAAACACGCACTTATTGAGGTTGTTGACCCTGAGCTATTTGAGAAGTTTAATATAGTAGATTTGGACTTGAGGAGTAGTGGGATACAAAAGGGGAAAAGGAGTTTTATGAATTTAGAAATAACTCTGTATGTTAAAAATCATATGGATTTTAAGTCACCAATACTAAAAGACAAAATTAAAACAATCATTAATGGAGTATATACTGATTGTTTGAAAGGTATGAAATACTTTAAAGTACATAAGAGTAAAACGACAAAAGAGTTGGTCTGATATATTTATAAAGAAAAAACATGAATATATTAGGACCAAACGATACGGGTAGGGGTATTTTAGTTGAGTGGGACGCAGGAACAATTAACCCGCACGATAGTCGTAACGCAGAAGTGATTAGAGAATCCTATGGTCATTTAGACCATTCAAAACCTTTTGAGTTTTACGCCACTTTACAGAAGTATGACACCCCCAACCGTAACGGAAGGGTATATCCTGAAAAGATATTAAGGAGAGAGGCTGACGCATATAACAAAGCGATTCAAAAAGGATTGTCTATCTCAGAACTTAACCACCCTGAATCATCATTAATTGATTTGGACAGAGTATCACACCTTATAACTGAGATATGGTGGGAAGGTAATACTCTTATGGGTAAGATAAAACTTTTAACTTCACCAGGTTTTCACGAAAGAGGTGTGGTGTCTTGTCCTGGTGACCAAGCAGCCAATCTAATGAGACAAGGTGTTACTATGGGTGTTTCTTCTCGTGGTGTAGGTTCACTCGTAAAGAAGGGGGAAAGAAATGAAGTACAGGATGATTTTGAATTAATCTGTTTTGACTTGGTGTCGTCACCTTCTACACCAGGAGCATACCTTTTCTTAAATAAAGACGACAGAGGTAAATATGAGGAGAACTTGGAAGAAGAGACTCAACTACGTTCACAGGAACCAAGAATTGACGGTGGATTAGGTGCAAGTGTTGACTTAATGAAAAGACTTTCCGATTATTTAGGTTATTAAACCTTATTAAAAATAATTACTATGGACGAAAAATATTTTGTTGCAAAGGTACAGTATGACCTTCCTGATGAGAACTCAGGTAAAATCAAAAAGATTAGAGAAGAGAAGTTGGTTAAGGGGTATAACGTTACCGATGTAGAAGCTAAAGTGACACAAAACTTCAAAGACTTTACGTATGATTGGAGAATCACTGCATGTGTAGAAAGTAAAATTGACGAAGTTTACGAGTAATATCGTATGTAGATACGAAAGTATATAAATATCGTATTCAGGTACGAAAATTTTTTAAATCGGGGGAAACCCCGATTTTTTTTTGTTAAAAGTTATAAAAAAAACACTTTTTTATTATTAGACATATTTATATGTAATAATAAACGATTGCTAAATATTAAAAATGGCAGAAAAAAACTTAGTTGAAGAAGCTTTATTGCAAATGGAAAACTTGCAAGAGGCTATTACAAACAATGCAAAAGGAATACTTGCTTCTACTATGAAGGAAGAAATCAGCGAATTAGTAAAAGAATCTTTATCTGAAGAAGATGAGATTGAACTTTCTGATACTGAAATATCTGAACAAGGAGAACTTGAATTAGATATGGATGTTGAGGATGAAGATGAAGGTGAGGAAGAAGGTCTTGAATTAGACTTAGACGACGCACTTTCTGATAATGAAGAAGACGAAGAGTTGGAAATGGGTGATGAGGAAATGTTAATGACTGATTTACCTGGTGACGACTTGGAAGTTGACGACGAAGAAGAAGTTCTTTTACCACTCGATTTAACTGCAGCTTCTGACGACGAAATCTTAAAGGTCTTTAAGGCTATGGGTGAAGATGATGGTATCATTGTTAAACAAGACGGTGATGATGTTCATTTGGCCGATACCGAAACAGACGCAGAATATGTGATTCAGTTAGGTGAATCAGAAGATGAAGAAGAAGTTATGGAAACTGAAGACGAAGTGTCTGAAGGTGACGAAGCTTACGAAGAAGAAGACGTTGTATATGAAATCGAAATTGGTGAAGAAGAAGAAGCTTACGAAGAAGAAGAAACTCATGAAGAAATGGGTGAAGGTTGGGGAGGTAAGAAAGGTGACGACTCTAAGTCTCACAAAGATTACGAAACCACTGAAGAAGAAATGTCTGAAGAAGAGGAAGAAATGACCGAAAGAAGTTTAGCTCAAGGTCAAAGAGCCTCTTCAGAAAAGAGTAAGGGTTTACCAAAACCAAAAACTATTCCAAACAAATCTCGTTATAATGAGTCAGTTCAAAAAGAACTAACTCAACTTAGAGAAAAGAATGAAGAGTACAGAAAAGCACTCAACATCTTTAAGGAAAAGTTAAATGAGGTCGCGGTATTTAATTCTAACTTGGCATACGCTACTCGTTTGTTCACAGAACATTCTACAACGAAGCAAGAAAAAATAAATATATTAAGACGTTTCGATGGTGTCGAAACTCTTAAAGAATCAAAATCTCTTTATAAGACAGTTAAAGAAGACTTGGGAGGTAAGGAACAAAATGTTGTTACTGAATCAGTACAATCTAAAGTTACTAAGACACCTACTAAGGGTTCTGCTAACAATCTAATTGAGAGTAAAACTTATGAAAATCCTCAGTTCTTAAGAATGAAAGATTTAATGAGTAAATTAAAATAAAAATAAAATCCTTAAAAAATTATTAAAATGGGAGCATTATTAGAATCAGGTCTAGTTGGTAACATCGGTCTTAAGCACTTAAAAGTTATCAAGGAAGACACAATCAACAAGTGGGACAAGTTAGGGTTCCTCGACGGACTTAAGGGTCACTTAAAAGAAAATATGGCGCAGTTGTATGAAAACCAAGCGTCTCATTTGATAAACGAAGCAGCTGCTTCTGACAGTTCAGGTTCTTTTGAAACTGTTGTTTTCCCAATCGTAAGAAGAGTTTTCTCTAAGTTATTGGCTAACGACATCGTTTCTGTACAGGCTATGAACCTACCAATCGGTAAGTTGTTCTACTTTGTACCAAAGATTCAGAACAGAAATTCTGACGGTTCACACATCCCTCCATTCGGAGCACCAGGTGGTCCTACATCAAGCACTTCAGGTTACACTAATGCAACAAACTTGTATGACCGTTTCTACGAAGGTGAAATCCCTGAGGATGACCCAGCAGGATTGTTTGACTACTCTAAAGGTAAGTTTAGTGATGTAACAAAGTCATTGACCGCTGTTAAGTGGAGTGATGGTGAGTTAGTAGTCGGTTCATTGGGTTCAGACTACACAGGTCTTAACGTAAAAGAAATCTTAGTTGCATTATCAGGTTTCTCAAGTGCAGGCGCTGGTAAGTTAATCGGACCTGACGGTAACGCTATGGACACTGAAGAATTCCTTTCTTCATTGCAAGTTTACTACACAGGTGCAACCAAAACTTATTTACCATTCAGAGTTGTAACTCAGAAGTATGGTAAGGGTATCGTTCAGTACGGTTCATCTACACCAACTACATTCCCAAGTGATGGACCTGGTGGTTCATATGATAACATTTGCGATGCTAATGGTGTCATCTACTTGTCTATTGATAGTA